ATTCGCTATTTTTTTGGGACTATTAATTACACCTTCAATGTTTTCTTTTATTATCATTATTACTACCACTTTCTAATGAATATTTAGCGTAATGTCTACGGCTTTGGTGAATTATTTCTGTATTGATGCCCCAGCCTTTGTTTCTGAGGTCATAAATCCTTCCACCTAGTCTTAATACCCCGTACAGCTTAAGTGCTTCTAATGGCGTTATAGGCCCTATTTCAATTAAATGGTGTAATATCATATTTTCCTGGCTAATCATGTGTTCTCCAATATTTAGTCACATATAATATACCTATAATTATAAAGTGCTACAATTATATCGAAAAAGCCATAAGCGTCCATAATAACTCCTTTTTGATTAATAATAAACAATACCAATATCTATCTCAAGCTCTAACCTAAGCCCTAAATTGATAAGCTTGATTAAATTGTTATGGTCTTTGACCCAATATTGTTTATCTAGTTACTATTTGATATAACTTGAAATCCAAATTATAACAATGATGAATGTCAGTGTGATAGTGATGACTTTTGCTTTCCCACTCATATCTACTCCTATAATTTAGACTTACTTTACAAAGTTATATGATGGCTTTTTAAATTATCTGAGTATTGTATTATTTCTTATTATCCTTTAATTCGTTTAGTATAAGTCTTTGGTGTGTTATAGTATTTAAGTTCTTTAATTTATGCAATTGATACATAAGAGCATAACTATACACTCTTACTTCTTTATCTTTGTTCTTACCCAATAAGCTAATAATCTCCGCTATTGTTTCAGTTATTGCAACTGACTCTTTTATATAATCATTACTTAACTCCCTCATAGTATCTCCTATAAAAATGGAGTCAGTTACGCTAGACTACCATGTATCAGTCCGCCGGTGCGATAACCAACTCCGCTAATGATGTATTTATATGTGAAATAAAAGTTTCGCATATTCTACAGAACCATTGGAAGCATAGTATTTCTTCTCTATTGTTAAGAAGTAAACTTGTTTCCAGCGGTTCGTGTTTCTACCTATATTGATAGAATAACCTCTCGATTTATATTCCCAATATATTTCCATGATTTACTCCTTATCGTTTCACTATTTTAGTTTATATATTTTAGGTTAGCAAGGGGCTTGCGCCCCATACCTTTACTCGGATAATACCTCGTAACCCTGGCGTTCACACCAACTTAGGTTAACCGAGTCACCATCCATCAGCACGTAGCTGCGAGATTGTGTAGCGTGATTGACGAACACCATAAACTTAACGGTGCCGCCATTGTACTCACGTTCAACCACTTCACCAGTGCTAACGACGACGCTGTCGAACATCCGTGGGTCGCCAGTGTTCTTGTCGATAAAGAAAATTTGATTTGATAATGTCATAACATTACTCCTGATTTAAATGAAAGTTAACGAAAAAACAAAAGACCGAAAACCAATCTTTAGGGGTAGGTGAGTTGAATATGCATCCACATCAAAATTATATAAAATTGAAAAGTAACAGGTGTACGTTAGCATACCATTATAAAGGAAACATATCTACTATATAAGAATAATAGAGGGGACGAAATCAGTTAAGTGGTTAGTAATAGTATAGTTAGCTAAGATTTGACTTACATAAATCCTGCCAGGTTTCTGGCAGAAATCCTGCCAATTCCCATATACTATGTAAATAAACCAGTAAAAATCCTGCCAGAATAGGGTATTTTCTTACATATACTATGATAAATACTTGACATTGAATGTAAGTTATTTTACATTGCTTGTGAAAGAAAAAAGAAGGAGTATTTGGAATGATTGATATGAAAGAATGGAAATATAATAAGGGTGATCTTATCAATATTGAGACTGGAACGGTAATTCCTTTTCGAGATAGTGTAACTGAAGTAATAAGTGAAGAAATAGGTGATGGTATTTTTGCCAGATTATATCTTGACAGTTTGCCTGATTTTGAAATGCACGAACTTCCACCGATGGCTATAAAGCTTTTATGGAATTTTTTAAAGCAACTAAAATATATTACAAGTAATAATTACACTTTTAAGTTTGGTGCGGATACTAAACTTGAGTTAATGGAGAAGCTCAATATGAAAGAGCGTACTTTCCGTGATGCTTATTATAAATTAAGAGATAAGAAATACATTATATTTTTAGCTCATAACAGGATACAGATTAATCCTAAGTTAATTGCTCGTGGAAATGCTATTGACATTGTTGCTATTAAACAAAGCATAGTTAAAGCCACAAACAGTAAATATTATAAAATAACAGAATTTGCCACTAAGAAACACACCTACGATAAAATACCAAAAAAATATGGAGAATAAAAAAATGACCGATTATGATATTATTATTCCATACCTACAAGATTTATTAACTTCTTTAAAAGAAGAAAAAGGTGATATTATTGCATATATTGAATTAGAACTTTCCAGACTAATATCTATTAATGAAACTATTCATTTGTCTAGGAATAAGTAAAATGAGTTATAAAGTAAAATGTGAGTGTGGCTGGAAAGGTGAAGATGATGAATTACTTAGAGCCAGGGACCCATTTATAAAAGGTGAAACGCTTGTAGCATGTCCTAAATGTAGAGATGCTTTTGAGTTAATCTATGTATGTGATGAACCTGGGTGTTGGGAAACACGTACTTGTGGTATGCCAACGGATAAAGGTTATAGAGAAACTTGTGGGAAGCATAAACCAAAACAAGTTGAAACTTAACCTTTTTCCATATATACAGTTTTTGTTTTTTAGAAAAACATTTCGGCTTGATAAAATAATTTTAGGAGAAAATTATGAGTAGATATGAAGGTATGAATACTCTTGAGGAAATCGTATTTGATTTAAAGAAAAGAGTAGATGAACTTGAAACTAAATTTTGCTTTAAATCTTATAAATATAAAAGTCCTTATGGTCATAAAAATAAAAGTCCTTATGGTCATGTAGAACTATTATTCTATGGGAATTTTGGATTGCATACAGAAACTATTGGAATACTTAATCCAAAACTTAGAGGTTTAACTTATTATGGTGAGAGATATATTTCCTATCGAATATTCTTTAATAATAAGAAGCGTTTAAATAATTTATCTATTCTTGAACTAACGAATTTGCAGGAATGGTTAGATTTATTAAATATAGGATTGAAAAAGAATGAAGATTAGTCCTTATTATCGTAAGCAGATAGTGCCTAATTACCCGAGTATGTATCATCAGGTCAAAGAACAAATAGAAAAATACTGCAAAGATTTTAATAAAGAATACGATGAAGTGATTATGGATTTAGGTCACGAGTGTGGTCTTGAAAGTAAAATGACCAGCAGGGATAAGAATTACTTAGACACAGCCTATAGATATGATAAGCTATGGACGTTCCAGGCATTAATTCATAGATGGGAGTTGAGATGGTAGAAGGTATGATTGATTATATTAAACATCCTATTGTTGATGATGTTGCAGATGATATGCAATTAACAGAGGATGACTTCTTGGAGTTTATTAATTCTGCAATCGATAAAAATAAAACAGAATTAAGGGTGGAATATATTCTTAAAGATGGGAGACTTTGTATTATACAAACTTATAAAAATAACGAGGTATAACAAAATGCCGCTAAATAAACAAACTGGTAATATGTATGATTTTGTTACTCATACCTGGAATCCAATTAAAGGTCGATGTTCACATGATTGCTCTTATTGCTATATGGACAGGTTCTGGAAGATGATGCCAGATGATACATTGCGATTAGATGAAAAGGAATTAAAGACTAAACTTGGCAAGGATAAGTTTATCTTTGTTGGGAGCTCAACTGATATGTGGGCTAACGATATACCTGATGATTGGATTTTATCTGTTCTTGAACAATGTTCTAATTCTGATAATAAATATTTGTTGCAAAGCAAAAACCCTGCACGCTTTTTGAAGTTTATAAAATATTTACCTAAACAAACAATTTTAGGTACGACGATTGAAACTAATCGTAATTACTTTTCTTCTAAAGCACCCACGGCAAAGTACAGAGCATACGCATTAAATAATTTATTTGGATATACTTTTCAAAGAATGATTACTATTGAACCTATACTCGATTTTGATTTAAATGCTTTTATTGCATTAATAAAACTTGCTAAACCATATTGGGTGAACATTGGTGCTGATAGCGGTAGACACAACTTACCAGAGCCATCATATGCAAAAGTAAAGAAACTAATTACAGAATTAAGTAAGTTTACAGAAGTACGTAAGAAACGTAACTTAGAAAGGTTGATGAAATGAAGCAATTTATGGTAGATTCACCTACTCGGATATTGCTTAGTAGAAATAAGAAAACTGGGAATGAGAATTGGTTCGATATAAATATTAATAAATATCGTAATATCCATTGGTCAATGCTTGCTAAATCTAAAAAGATTTATAAAGATATAATGATTCCATTTCTTATGAAATCTGATTCTCATTTAGAACGTATGGATAAAGTAGAAATCATATATCAAATAATAACAAATAATAAAAAGAAATTCGATTCTATGAATGTTATTTCTATAATTGATAAATACTTCCAAGATGTGTTGGTAGATTGTGGAATAATAAAGGATGATAGTTGGAAATTTGTAAAAAGAATAATTGTTCATCCTGTAATAGTAGACAAAGAATTACCAGAAAGAATTGTACGTATAACTGTAAAGGAATATTGATATGCCTAATCCTAATCATTGCATTATTTGTGAAAAACCTACAATGAATAAAAATTCTATTTGTGATTCTTGCAAAGAGTCATTAGATAAACGTGATGACGAATTGCATTTAGTTGAGCATATACCTGATTTAGCAGAATTAAAAGAAGTTACTATTTCAACCTTAATAGAACTTGCAAGTAAACCATTATCTTCTGCTGAGAATATTTCGGCAATGACAAGGTTGTTAGAGTTAATTTATAAGATACAAAGAGAATCCGGAGCAAAATTATGATTCATACATTCTCGCAGTATGTTGAGCGCACAAATGAAACAGCTGTATATCCGTCAGGTATAATTGGTAAGCATTATGTGGCTCTTGGACTTGTAGGTGAAGTTGGAGAAGTTGCTAACAAGGTTAAGAAAATTATACGTGGTGATATTAAACTTGGTTTGAAAATTCCTGATGATATGGAAGATGGAATATCTAAAACTAAATTGATAGCCGATATAGAAAAAGCTAATAAATTTGTAGAAGATATTAGCGGAGAAGTTGGTGATATTGCATGGTATTTAGCCCAGGCTTCCAAGAACTTGAATATAAAAATAACAAAGATTGTGCATACTAATATTATTGGTAATTATGTAAATGAAGCAATGGGGCCGAAGCCAATAGAAGATGATCTTAAGATATTATCAGTATTTGTTTTGCAGCTTATGAATGAAGCAATAGAGCTTGCCGGATTTCTTTTATCAAGTGCAAAAGATTATAATAAAGAAAATGTCAAGGTCTGTTTAAGTCGGAATTTTTCTTTTATTGCAGCTATTTCTAAATATTTAAAACTTGACTTAGAGCAAATTTTGAATCATAATATAGAAAAGCTTTCTGACAGGAAGAAGCGTGGTGTGATAAAAGGAAGTGGCGATAAACGATAAAATATAGGAGTATGTATAGTGATTTATCAATTTAAATGTACAAAGTGTAGTTATGAAACAGAGGTTGTTTTGTATGTTAAGGACAGAAATATTCATTTCGAATGTGTGAAGTGCGGTGGTGTAATGAAACGTATTATTACTGCTACTCCTAATGTGATATATAAGGGTGATGGATTCCCTACTTCTGATGCGAAAAAAGTAAAAAGTTGGGTCGACAAAAATACACCATATCCCGAGACTAAACAATGAAATCAATCGAAGCTGAAAAAATATTAAGAGAATTTACTGCAAGTGGTAAAGCAACTGAGAAAGAAATTGAAGCGGTTGGCGAAGCATTGAAAGGGCTTGGGATATTATCTTCACGATTGAGAGGTACTAAGCATGATTTTAAAGCAGTGATAAATGGAGGGGCAAAACGTAAGCCTATTGGCTCTGCTGATAGACTTTATTCAAATAGATACTGTTCAATAGGATTTCATAAAGAATCTGGCGTACGTTATCAGTATCATATAATAAAAGGCATACAATACATTGTATTTGCTTCTAAAGAAGATTGTTGGAAAATGCTTGGTGATGATATCGAAATAAAAAATTGGCGTAAAGCTAAAGAGGGACAATGGGTAGAAGCGGATGATGGTGGGGTAACACAAATTATAAAAGTAAGTACTGATAAGAAAGATAATCCTTTTCTTGTTAGGACTATTGTAGGCTCTTTTGATATTCGTAAAAGAAAAGATGGTAAGCCATATATGCTAATGGATACTGATTTTTCTTGGAGAGAATATCCAGGTGGACGTTATAATTTCGGTGGTTCTTATAGCTCACCTAGTATAAGAATAATGCGAAAGAATAGAGGCTCTAGCAGAGAAAAACAGTTAGGGTTTATGATAGCTACTGGTAAGAACCCTATAGAGTCTTATCGTTCTTTATATAAGCAAAAAATAGATGATGATGTTGTAAAACAACGTATAGCTTTGCTAATGAAGCAGGAGTGGTTTATGGGTATAGTAAGAGAAGAAGTCCTAAATGCTGCCAAAAAACATGGCATTGATGAAGAATATGTGATCAGTAGATTAAAAAAATTATCAGAGGTTACAGAAGATGAAGATATCGAATTTAAAACGATTAAAGAAATGGGTAATATAATTGGTTTAAATGAAAAGAATAAGATTTCCGGTGGTGGGGCAATAGTAGGGCAGTTCCAAGGATTTGCTAATAGGAACCTTGTGGAAGGTCCAAAAGCCAGTAAGTATTTAGAAGAAGCAAAAAAAGTGAAATGATAGTTAAACCTATTACAGCAGAAGAACTTGATTCCTTATCTGAGGATGATCAGTTACTATTATCTTTTTATAGTACAATCGTCTTTGGAATGTTATTCCTTGATTCTGATTTTAGAAAAAATATAACACCACTTTTTCATTGGAACTCTTCAAGAGAATTAGACTCGGACAGTACAGACCCATTGGCTCTTATACAATACCGCGGCTCTGCCAAATCGACCATGATGAAAGCTAATATAATTAAGAAATTATGTTGGGCTAAGAAAGCAGAAGAGCTTGGTATAGGTGAAAGACGTTCTGAATTTATAGGTTGGTCTGCGGCTAATCAAGAGAAAAGTATGGCTAATATTGCCTATGTTAAAATGCATCTTGAATATAATGAAAAGATAAAATATTATTTTGGTAATCTAGTAGGTCATACCTGGACACAAGAAAAGATTATAACTTCAAATGACGATAAAGTTATTTCATCTTCTAATCTTAAATCATTGCGTGGTGATACAACTGCAAGTATTTCAGAAGGTACTATTAGGTTTTCACGTATTATTGCTGATGATGCCGAAACTGAGCAGAATACAATAACTGAACTGGCCCGAGTTAAATTTGCTAATACTATTATGGATGGTATGCTACCAGCTATTGATACTACCATCCCAGGTAATAACTTCGTTTATATTAACACACCTGTACATTATGCTGCTTTTGGTCAAAAAATACTAGACTCTTATTTCGAATCATTAAAAGATGAAAAGAAAAAGAAGGAAATGGTATGGCGTGTAGTATTCCAACCGGCGCAAGAACCGCCTGAACTTAATGGAAAACCTGTATGGCCTGATAGGCATACTTTGGAAATATTAAAGCAAGAACAAAGGAAGTATATTGCTTCTCCTCGTGGTATCGATGGTTATTATCAAGAATATTTATTACAAGTACAATCAAGTGAAAATGCAAAGTTCGGTAGACGAGTAATAAAATATCATGATTATGATTTTGAAGTTAGAGATGGTTTCCCTTTTTTAGTAGATGAAAATGGTAATGCTAAATTAGTTAATACATTTATAGGGTGTGATCCGGCAACAGATTTAAATACGAGTACTGCTGATTATAGTGTTATTGAAGCAATAGCAGTTGATGAAAAATTCAATATTTATGTGCTTCATTATGAGCGGCACCGTTCAATTCCTACCGTAGCACAACGTGACGAAAATGATAAAATATTAGGTAGTATGGGTGTCGTAGACTACATTCTTAAAGAACATCAAGAATATAAATGCATATCATCAACAGTAGAAGATGTGGCTATGACGCGGAGTGTATGGCAATCATTAAATCAACGCAGAGAAAAATTGAATTTATGGAATTTAAATATTGTTCCTATACGGCCAGGTGGTCAGGAAAAGATTAATAAAATTCATACAGGATTGAATGGTTATTTTCAGTCTGGAAAGATTTACATACGAAAAGATATGTTTGAACTTGAGGATGAAATAGTAAAATTTGGAGTAAAAATGCTTCATGATGATTTGATTGAATCTTTATATTTTGCTATTAAAAATGCTTACCCACCTAAAAATAATATTAATATAGAACGCGATAAAGACAATAAGATAACATATAAAAAAGCATTAAGAAAGAAAAAAGCATGGTATCTTCTATGATCATCTGCCCAGTTGTAAACGACGAATGTATCTTTGCTGTTGACTATAAACATATTGATGGTATATATTGTGGACAGGGTAAAGGAGACAGTAATACTAAAGATATAAAGTCTTGTAATAGGAAGAAACCTTCGTACTCGAGTAGTTTTATGAAGAAACTTAGAGAGCAAAATGAAAGAGTTAGGTTAAAAGAAAGAGGTTTACTATGACTAATATTGAAAAAGCTCAAGCTATTTACAGATTATACCAAGATTCTGAAAATAATAATCGTAGACAATGGCTTAAAAATATTAAAAAAGATGAAGATTTTGTTTATGGAGAGCAATTAACCCAGGATGAAAAAGATGATTTGGCTGCTGCCGGTATGCCTAATTTTACAATTAATCGTTTGTTGCCTGTATTTGATATTGCTAAATATTTCATAACAAATAAATTACCTCGTTATCAAGCTGTAGGTGCAGATGGCTCAGATAGTGATGAAGCCCAAATGCACGGCGCAATGATGGAATACGGTTGGTATATATCTAAAGGCCGTTCGCTTTTGTCAAAAGTAGTTTCAAATGTGCTTTCTAAAAGTGTCGGATGGTTCCTTATTGATATTGACCCAAGTATGGATAAAGGAAAAGGTGAGGTAGTAATAACTTCATTGCGTCCAGAAGATGTAATACCAGACCCACAATCAACAGATATTAATGCTAATGATGCTGAATATATTATAGTCAAAAAGTTATTTTCTAAGAATTATTTAAAAGGTAAATTCCCTAAATTTGCAAGGAAAATAGAAAATATAGATACAGCATTTTCTCGTACTAATTATTCAGAACGTGATTTAGATAATACGGAAATTACATACGAAGAAGATATTATAACGACTATTGATAGTGACATAAATAATCCATTAATTGAATATTTCTTGACCTTTAGGCGTGTATGGAAAACGTATGTAAGGGTATTTGTTAAAAATGAAATACCTAAAAAAGAACTTAATCTTATTAAAAAAGAAATGCGATTAGAAGTAAAAGAAAAGAAACAAGAATTTTCGATAAAAATAAAAGAAGAAACAATACGTCTGGAAGAAGCTGTAAAAGCAGGACAAATAATTAAAGAACGTGCTGAATTTGAACTTGAAAAATTACAGCGTTCAATGACAAAAGAATTAAAAGATTTTATTAATCGCTTGTATTCAAAATTAAGAAGTGAAGCTAATCAAACTACTGAATATAATATTAGCAAAAAGGAATTTGAAATACTCAAAAAAGATAAGTTGATTGCGGATAATATTATAAATTCGTATGAATATCAAAAACCTATGATGAAACGTACAGAAACAATAGGTGAAAATTTATTCATTAGTGAAGAAATAAATGATGAAGAAGATTATCCATTAATAATGCTTCCTTTCTTATGGACTGGAACAGTCAACCCAATATCTCTTGTAGGGCCATTAAAGGGTAAGCAACGTGAAACTAATAAGTCACATCAGTTAGTAATACATAATGCTAATTTAGGCTCTAATCCTCGTTGGATGGCTGTTAAAGGGCAAATAGACGATGAAGATGAATGGCAAGAGCAAGGCACTACACCAAATGGTATATTATATTGGCGTGATATATTAGGAAATGGAACTCCACCGCAAGCAGTACAACCCCTTCCACTTAATTCTGCATTTTTTAATATTGTACAAGAAGCTAAAAATGATTTAGAATATTTAAGTGGTATATCTGGTAGTATGCAGGGAATGAATCAGAACTCAAGAGAAACTTATCGTGGTATGCTTGCTAATGATGAATTTGGTACACGGCGTATTCGACAATGGATTGTAAATGTATTTGAACCAACACTAGACCAGGTTGGTAAGGTATGGATGCGTAAAGCTCAGAATTTCTATAAAGGTCATAAGGTTTATTTAATAGTTCAACCTAATGCAAGTGGTGATGGATATGAGCAAAAACGCGCAGAATCTAATGTACCATTGTACAATAACTATGGTAAAGTAGTTAGGCGTTATAATAAGATAGATTCCACAAGATACAACTTACGTGTAATATCTGGTAGTACAATGCCTATTAACAGGTGGGCTTTGCTTGATGAATACTGGAAATATTATGAAGGTAAAATTATAGATGATATAGCATTTAGGAATGAAACAGATATACGTGGTAAAAAACAAATAGAAGAACGTATGAGCAGAATGAAACAACTTGAAAATGCTTTAAGGCAAGCAGACGATGAAATAAAGAAACTTAAAGGCACACAAGAAACTCTCGAGCGGCAAGTTGTGCAAAAAGGTATTGATGTTAAAATTGCTCGTATGGAAACAGAGGAACGTGCTGCATTACTTGAAACTAAAGCACAGAATAAATTAGCACAGAAAAGGATAGGTGATAAGACTAAGAACGCAATCGAAGAACTAAACAACCAAGTAACAGAAAAAGAATAATACTTGACTTTTGTTGCTTTAATGTATTAATTATATACCGTTAAGAATAATAACTTAATGTTAGGAGAAGTAATGGCTGATAATAAGGCTGAATTAAACTCAGGAAACGAGAGCAAAGAATTGCAAGACTTTTTTAGTGATAACAACACAACGCTAAAAAGCGGTTTGCAAGAGAGTGAAGAACCTGTTAAAACCGAACAGGTGGATGGTGAAAGTGTTGAGGATTTAAAAAAGAGATTAACTAATCTTCAAAATCAGTATGAGGCATCAAGCAAAGAAGGTAAACGACTTGCTGCAAAACTTAAAGAAATTGAACCTTTGATGCCTTTGATTGATGAAATGAATAACAATGAAGATGTTTTCGACGCTGTCAGAAACACTCTACAGGGCAAACCAGTTGCAAAAGATAATCCAAAGGGGTTAGAATTACCAGAGGATTTTGTTCTTGATACAGACGAAGCACTGCGTAATCCAAATTCTGATTCAGCTAAATATTTGAGAGCTTTTATTCAGAATGAAGCTAAATCAGTTGCACAAAATGAAACAAGTAAAATACAGGATTCATTGAAAAATCGGGATCGTAGGTCTGAAATAGATAAGCAAAAAGCTGAACTTATGGATACTTATGGTTTAGATGAAAATAGTTTTAATGAATTTATGGCTAAAGTTAAAGGTCAAAAAATAACTTTAGACGATATGTATAATTTGATGCAATTAAAAGAAAATGGGTTTAACATGTCTAAGTCTATGACTGAGGAAGAAGTTTTACAAAATTTACAAAATTCACGAAGAAAGAAAACACTCGCGAACAAAGAAACTAATAATTCCTCAAAAGACCCATTGGATGAAATTATGGACGCTGTAATAGGTGGTCCGAAAGGTGATGGGGGGTTAGGAGATTTCTTTCGTTCCTAGATAAAACAGGAGAAAGAAAATGGCTTCCTTTAATGTAACTGATTTTACTGGCTTGACGGAAACACAACGTCCGGCTAGTCCTGCACTAGATACAGGCGATCTTCGGCGAGGATATGCGTTTGGTTCTAAACGTATTGCTAAGATTAGCCCTGAACAACATCCATATTTTCATATAATGGCAATGTTCAAAAATAATCCTACCGATGAATCTGAATTTAAATTCCTCGAAGAACGTCCCTCCTTTAATCGCAGATATGTTTATGTGATTGGTCATGATGATGGTAATAGTACAATTGTAGAAAATGATGCTACTTTTGATGCTGGCGATCTTAATGAAGGAGATACTGTAGAGTTGCGTCTAGCTACTGATTATGCTTATTCTGGCAATATCGGGCATAAGATTGGTAGTGGTGGTTTGAAACCAGGTGCGAGTTCAGAAACACGACCTCGTTTTATTTTAGTAAATGACGTTATTTCCGTTAAATTATCTACAAATTCCTGGGCTACAAAAAGCTATAAAGGTAATACGCTTTCGTACATTGAACCTACAACGTATGCTAGCTTTCAAGTAACATCTATTGATGCTAATTCAGCAGAATTTATAGATGTAACAACGACTGTTGTACGTGAACCGGCTGATCCCTCTGTTGCTCATGAAATTGTAGGGTTCTACGATGCTTCAACTTCAATGGAAGCTGCTTCATTTTCGCCCAATGCTTTTCCAAATCGTGCTGAACGATGGGGTTTAGAAGCTAAACGGTCTTATGTAACTGGAAATGGATTTGAACAGGGTTCTACTTATCCTGATACATGGTCAGATCAACCTTACAGTACTGGTATTGGTCTAACACAAATAGAGAAAACTGTACTCTCTATGGATAATACTACTCGGGCTACTGTGTTTAAATTAGCACCTAATGAATTTATGCGTATCTGGAAAAATAAATTTCTGGAACATCGGATGCTGATTGCTAATTCTATGTATTGGTCACATTTGCGTAAAGATACATCTGGTACTAAAACCAAACAATTCACACAGGGCACACTTGATTATATTTTGCAGTATGGTAATTCCTTCGAATTAAATTCTACAAAGACTGTTGATGATTTCCAACATGATTTGACAGAATTTAAATCAGTAGGCCATGTACGTTCAGAAGAATTAATGTATTTTGCTGATACTGTAACTTATAATTGGTTGCATGCTCTTGGTGGATTTACCGCTAATAATACTGAGATTTCAGTTAATTATCGTGGTGATATTTCTAAGATGGGACAAGGACAATTAGGTGGAGTTTATTATACTATCTTTGCTACACCGATTGGCAAAATGAAGGTTGCACTTGATCCTATGTTAGACGGTTCTCCGGTTAAGATGTTTGGTGTTCCACTAACTGCCGTAGAATATGCTCCATTAGTTGGGAATGGCCTAAATCGTGATACGTCTGTATATAAAGGTATTCAATCTTTAGAAACTACGGGTGTTGATGAACAAATTGATTTGATTCAAACTGAGTTCGGTATGCGCCAGCAATTGCCTGAACAGTTTGCATTGTGGGCTTAACTATTAAATTAAGGGATAGATTACTCTATCCCTTTTATAAATCTTGGAGTAAATTATGGCTGAGGAAAAAACATCTAAAATAAAACCTATTGAATTTAATTCAAAAGAGAAAATAAAGATTAAAGATATTCATTCTTTATTAGTATCTATTGTGCAAGCAATCAATGAATTAATTAAAAAAGTAGGTTAAGGAGGTATCGTGAGTAAATTAGGTTCAACTGCCTCTTGGAGTCTTAATTATATTGAGAGTCTTGTAGGTGATGCACAACTAACAAAGAAAGATTCTGGCAAACGATTAATGCTAAATTCAGCCTCTGGATTAACTGTGACATTACCTTCCGTTGCAGAAGCTGGTGTTAGTTGGAATTGCCAAGTAATAATTGGTACAAATTGTACAAGCAATAGTTATATCATTACAGAAAAAACAACTGTTGATACTGATGTAATTGTAAGTCAAATCAATGAACTGGAAACTGATACTGGTGACGATGGCCCGAGCAACACAGGACATACTACATTAACTATGGGAAATGCGACAGATCAAAAGGGCGATTTCTTTAATATTTTCTGTGATGGTACCAATTTTTATGTTTATGGGCAGACTGCTTTAGATGGTGGTTGTGTGTTAGCATAATAATCAAGGGAGTGTTAAAGCTCCCTTTTTAGGAGGTTAATACATGGCTACATTAATGCTTGATAAATTAAAATCGATTACAAAAGTAACATCTACAGAAATCACAGATACACAACTCGTATATAATTTAAATGCAGGTTCTAAATATACGATTGGAAGTATACCTAAACATATGGTTGCCTTTCTTGCTTCTGCTGGTACTAATATTACTGATGGTTCAGGACAATCTGTAAATAAAGATATTGCAGACGTAAGACGTAATGATATTACATGCGCTTTTGCTCAGATAGAATTATCTTATTATCTTTCTTATAGCGATAGTATATACAAGGCAAGTGCATTTTTTCCTAAATATTTTATACGTGATGGTAAGGTCTATATTAAACCTGACCCTACAACTTCTGAAGTTGGTGTAATATCAACTATCACTCCACCAGTGATTACTTCTACGACTGATTCAGATACTATTAATTATTCACATTTAGAAAATATAATTTTATTATATGCAAGTGCATTAACTTTCACTGAATTAGCTTCTTATTTTTCAAGACAAGCAACTGATTTACCTGCTTCTGGTGGTGATTCAAGAGATGCTTTAGATAAAGCTAAAAATCTTATAGATGGTACAGAAACTACAGATAATGCTGAAGATTTTATAGATAAACAAGATTCTGAAATGGTTGCGGCTACAATCCAGACTGCACAGCAAGAAGTTCAAAGAGCATTGGCTGAAATGAGAACAGGTCAGGTTTATAGTGAAGAAGCTAAGAGTTGGTATTTAAAAGCTAATGATTATTTTAAATTAGCTAGTGCTGAATTGTCTGCATATATCAGTACAGACCCAAGCATTATGCAGGCTAGACTAGAAGCACAAGCTAAACAACAATCACAAAATAACAGGTGAGTAAATTGAAAGTACTCGAGATAATGGAATTTACTGGTATAACACAGTTGAATCTTGTTTTGAGTTATATCCGTGATGGATTGGCAGAAATAGCAGAAGCAAATGGTGGTAACGTAAAACGTAGAAAATATGATATAGATGCTGATACACGAATTTATAATCTTCCGGCAGATTTTGGTAAGCGTAAAGGTGTATATGCGATAGATGATGATGGCTTTTATCAAGTTATTCCAGAAGTGAAGTCGATTGATTATATTGATAATGCACAGGAAGAAGAAAGTGAAAGCGTGGTAGTTATATGAGATATTTCGCTTATTATATTGAGGGTGATGATTTAATTATTGCTGAAAAACAAAGTAATAATACGTATAGTACACCGACAGAAGCATTGACTAATGGAATTGTGATACGTTATATTCCAATTGAAGATACGCCTGCGTTAGAAACAGATACTATTCCGCTTAATGATAAATTAAGTTTAGCATTATTGAATTATGTAAAATATAGATTATATGAAGATAAAGGTGAATATCGTAGAGCTAAAATGCATGAGAGACAATTTTATAGCATTATTGCATCCGATTATAAGAGAAAAAGAAATATGACAATAGTATCTTCAAGGCGTGGGGTACATTCATTATGAGAGATACACGATATGTTTTAAATTCAAATGGGAAGCCTAAAGCAGATTATATGGTAAAGGCATATGAGCATCAATCTACAAGTCCTTATTATGATTCATCCGCATTAATTGGTCCTTATATTGATAACGGTGATGGAACTTATTATTTAGATGTGACAACCACAATAAAAGCTACAATAGTAATAACAACACCAGGTGGGACAGTAACAGTACCGACAAATTTAATAGGAATTACGTTGTTTGGCGAAGATAGTATTACTGGACTCGTAGGCCCAACTGGACCAACTGGACCAACTGGACCAGCAGGAGCAGATGGGGCAGACGGCACTGGAAGTGGAGGCAGGGATACGGCTGTACACCAGTCTGGTTTTCTTGAAACCCCAAGCACAACACACTATACATTGGAGAATGATGATGCTACCGCTAATGGCGATTACGTGTTATTGTCTGGCACGATAAGTGGAGGCGGAACATCTGGTGCACACATTTATCAATATGGTATCTCTAGTGTAGTTAGAAACAATCATCTATATCATGTAGGCCCATATTCATCTCTTAACACAGCAGTCCATGATTCTACATATAGCGGTATACAAGTTTTTGACATAGATCTCGCGGATGGAACGGTTATAACACAAAGAATAGATACTGCCGAGACGACTGGTGAATTGCATCAGACCCCATCTGTTGCCATCGCAGACGATGGAACGGTTATTGTTGCTTTCGATACCCTGGGTGGAAGTGGCGGACACAATGGTGGAATTGCCGTATATACAACCACTACTGTATTTGATATAACAACGCTTACCTCCAGGGGTGTCATAGGGGGTGGTTCTTGGTATAATTCATATCCGTCTCTGTTTGTGTTGGGAAACGGAAGAATTATATGCGACATGAGAAATGATGATACATACTCTCCGGTGGTTGGTGCGCGTAGTGTATCTTATAGCGACGATAGCGGCACAACCTGGTCTACTCCGTATAAACTTGTTGACCTTGGTGGCTCTGGATCGTTATGGGCGTATACCTCGAATCATGCAATGTATTTTGACAAAGGTGCTTATTATTGTTTTTTGAATCCAATAGATAAGACAGCTAGTGATAGATATAAAAAAGCTTATGCAATAAAAACTACAGATGGACTTACCTGGACCAATTTTGATGAATCAGTGTCGAGAACATTTGTAGCTGGAAACAAGGTGTCGTATTTCAGTGAAGCGGAACTTGACAGTGACTTCAAATATTACGAATCTACCGATCCGGCAAATTTATCTCTCATAGGGTGTTATCCTAGTATTAAAAGCAATGGAGAAATATTTATTGCTGGTAGGGAGTACAATTATAGTACATCAGTTAGCTATGCTGTCACATTTGGTATTAGTGCTAGTTCTGGGAGTACCGTAGTGACTAAAAAGACACATGGATTAACTACATTGTCGGGTTATAGCACTCCGTATGTTTTTGTGGGAGGGTTATTTTCTGATGATTATTTTATCATGGGGGTTAAACACAACCATCTTAGCGATAAAACGTTGCATAAATATGAGTTGATGGTAAGTACAGACGATGCTGTTTCGTGGGAATCTGTGTTCCCAGATACATCTTCTCTATCATTAACAGCTCTGCAGGGTTTTGCTGCGGGACAATTTGCATTCAATTATAATGAAAACGATCATAAGGCTCGTATTGTATTGGAGGGGCGCGGTGGAACATCCACGTACGGTCCAGCGAGGCTATATGTCCAATCTATTGGATGGTAGAATTGAGGTATATATGAAAACATTAATTATGCTTTTATGCTTGTTCGCCCTGTCTTTCGCCCAATATGGCGGTTATGGTGTGTATAATGGCCACTTAACGCAAGATGATGGATGCACTAAATACATCGCTTCTGATGCCAACACATTAGCATCTTGGATATTCGACGATGTAAACAACTCTACCCCATTGACGGATTTAAGCGGAAACGGCAATACACTAACACCTTCCGCTGGCTTTGATTACGCCAATCAATTCACCGGGACGAGTATGTTTTGTAATGGTACGTCACTAAAGTTTGACGGTGTAGATGATTACTTTTCAATCGGGTACGCTGATGCGACCGATTTGGATATGGGCACGGGTGATATTACGATCGAGGCATTATTCACCACCACTTCTGATGTTACAAGTTTCCAGCCGGTTTGCATTAAAAACGATAACAACGCAATTCATAAAGGGTATATGATATTCATAAATGGTGGCAATCTAATCTTTCGTATTTATGATGGAAGTGGAACGGCCTATGTGGCAAATAGTATAGCTGCCTCTATAAACACAGATTATTATGTTGCTATGAGTGTAGACAGGAATGGCGAACAATTCGGATATGTGAACGGGTCTAAGGTATGGACGCAAAGCACAACGAACTCAGTTGATATATCGTCTAATTATAATTTCTACATTGGAACTGACAATACAATTACAACAGCGTCAACGAAAAGTTTTATGCAGGTTGTATTATCATCAATCGCAAAATCAGAGGCAGATGTAGGAAGATATTATTACGAAGATTATACGGGCCCCACGATCTTAGCATACACCGCAACAGGCGTACAGTACGATTCAGTGCAGCACATTGGCTCATTCACTGCTGAAAGTGGTGCATATTATGGGATATTTATAGCGCAAGATACAACAGAGACAAACCTGGTTGGGTCTTGGCTGTCATTGGTAGACTTTGATACTACGCTATATCACCACGTTTCGCAG